ACATCTCGTCGCAGAACAGCGCCCCGGAGATCGGAAGCTCCGAGATCGGCTCCTCAAGCTCGACCGGCGGCGGCGTGCCGGGAAGGAGGAGATCGGTCTGGCGGGTCGAGGTCGAGAGCCGCAAATTGGCCCTTTGGAACGGACCCTTCCAGGCTGACGGCTTCTCGCTGAAGTCGTTCATGGCTCGATCTCCAGCGGCGTCCCCGGTTGCCAGTTGATGCTGGGGTCACGCTCCGTCGCGATGGCGGCGCGCTGCGGCGGCGTTGGCCGGGGATCAATCCCGAGGTGCCTGACCGGCACCGGATAGAGATATCGCTCTGGCCTGGGGTTCTGGATCGGCACCGGGTCGGGCGGCATCAGCCGCGCCTTAAGCTGCGGGTTCGGCCGGTCGAGGCATTGATCGCAGACGAGGAACCCCTTGTTGATGATCTGGGTGCCCGCCCACTCGCGCTGCCACTTGAGCCTGTCGTGGTTGTACCAAAAGCGGCAGTTATCGCAGACGGCGAACGCGCGCGGATTGTTCGGGTTGGTGACCGCCCTCCCAGACTGCGAAGCCCAACCCATGACGGCGCCTCCTCATCGTGCGGAATAGAACTCGATCATCGGCGAGATGAAGATCGGCGCGTTCTCTTTGTCGCGCGCGGCGGCGAAGGCGTAGGCGCGCTCGGCCTGGGTGGCGCGCTTGTCCTCCAAGGCGGGCGCGTAGTGCGTCGCGAGGCGCGCCGCCATCCCCGCGCAGGCCGCATCGAGCCAGCGATAGGGCGCTTCGAAGTTGCCCGCATTGCGCAGCGTCGCGTCCATCTGCTGGCGGTAGCGGGTGAAGTGCAGATTGTAGGCCTGCTCGGGCACCGGCCACAGGGTGATCGTCGGGCTGATCAGGATGTCGAACCAGTAGACGGTCGGCCGCCCAGGCTGGCTCTTGTTCGGGTAGGCCATGTATTCGGTGCGGGAGATCGAGGTCAGCAGGATCTCGGTTTCGTTCGGCGGGTCGCCCCGGCCGAGGGTCACCTCCAGGATGGCGATCGTTGAGGGATCGACGGGGTAGGTCGCGTATTCAGGCTGAGTGATGGTCGTCTGCTCATCGACCGTCCACAGGTTCGGGCCTCGATTGCTCCACTCGACTTGCATCAGATTGGCTTCTTGCGCGGCCATCTGGAGCATCGGGGTCTTGACCATCGGCCCCCGGATCTGGATGCGACTCAAGGCGTTGAGCACGACCTCGCCGACGCTGGGCGCGAAGTCGAATGTGTTAGTAAGACTTAGGTCGGCCATCGGGCATTTCCTGCGGCAAGGCCAGCATCTGGGTTGGCGGCATCTTCGCGACCTGGGTCGTACGATGAGCCTCGTACTGAGTGAACACAACTCGCACCGAGGTCGCTCCAGCGAGAAGCTGCACCCTAGCCCAGATTGGCGATGTCGGGATGTCGAAGGTCGTACTGACCAGCGCGGCCTGCGCAACGGCCGGGATCAGCGAGTTGTCCCAGGCGGCTGAGAAAGAACTGAAGCCAACCGAGGGAGTGACCGCGAATGGCGTGTCGCCGAAGTTGACCGTGACCGAGGGTCGGGAAGCGCCATCGACAGCAATGCCGATAAAATACGGAGCCGTCGTTACGCCAGCAAAACTCCAGCCGCCCACTCCAGCCGCCGGGTTTGCTGTTGCGCTCCCGTTCCAGTTGAATGGCCCGCGCGTACCGTTCCGCACCCAAACCAGTTTCGCGCCAAAGTCGATCTCTAACGCGATGATGTCGCCTGGGAGGACGCTCCCAGGGAACGAACCTATAAGGCCGCTTACTTTGGCAAACACTAGCCCCGACCCGGTGCTCCAGGTAACAGCCATGCTATTGGCGTCGCCCATGTTCCCGCTGTTCAGAACCCACGCCGCAGTGGCAATGCCCATGAATAGTTCACTTGACTGAATATTTGCGCCGACAGCGAACTCAAAGTGTCTCCTGCCTGTGTAACTATTCGTTGACCGCACCCCGCCAGCGTTAAATCCAGCTACCGTTTGGGTGACGGTCAGATTGTTGTTACTCAAGGTCACGCTATTTTTATCTGCCGGGTTCAGCGTGGTGGGGGCTGTGAAGGGCGGCAGGAGCGCGTTAAAGAACGTGTCGTTCGGATCGTCAAAGGTATAGTCGATCTGGTAGCAAGCGACGCCTCCCGGCCCGCTCTCGATCACCGCAGCCACAGCGAGCGCGGCGCCGTGATACTGGTCAAGGCGGATGTAGGCCACCGGGCTCGCCGACGTGACCCTGGCGACCGTAGGGCGCACGGCGTTAGGCCTCGACTACGTTGTACTGGGTCACCACCATCCTGACCGATCCGGTCCCGCTATTGAGGATGATCCGCATCCACAGCGGCGCCGTCGGGATCGAGAAGGTGATGCCCGCCGAGCCGCCGATCGCGCCCGCTGGGATGAGCGAAGTGTCCCAAAACATACTCCCGAGCGGGAGCGGGTTGATGAGCGAATCCGGTCCCTCATCGAAGCTGTGCTGAACGGTGAAGTTGGCCGTTCCGATCACGGCGACCTGGACGCCGAGCGGCGGATCGGCCCACTCATCGAGCCGGATCATGTTGCTGGTCAGCGGCGGCGTGCCTGGGCCGACGACTACGGTGATCGGACGCATGTCAGCCTCATATGAAATCGCCGCCGCCCCATTGCGGAACGGCGGCGCCTGATGGTTTCAGCGAAAAGAACCCCTGTCGGCTTGAGGCAGAGGGGAGAAAGTTAAATCAGGGTTCCTTTTCGCCTTCGCCCATGAGTGACGTTCCTTTCGGCTTCGATGGCGCCTCGGGATAGGTTGTCGGTTTGAGATCGGCCTTGCCTGCCACGCCGCCGTGCCTGCGGCCTGCGCGGCCCATGCTCGGCTTGGCGCTGCCGCCAGAGATCGCTCCACCGGCCGCCTTCTCCTCGCGCCCCTCCTCGGGGTCGCCCTCGTGTTCCTTGAACGCCTCCGGGAGGCGACCGCCGCGCTTGCGGAACAGCGGGCCGCTGCCGCGCTTCAGGCTCGCATCGGGGCTGTTGGGCGAATGCTTGTTGCCCTTGAAGATCTTGAGCGGGACGGAGCCCTTGCCAGCGTAGACGACGCCGCCTCTGGCCCTGCACTCGCGATCGGATTCGCCTCGCATAAAAGCCTCCTTTAAACCGTCGCCACGCCGGTCAGCGGCCCCGGATTGATCACGGTCGCGAGCGCCACTTGCAGCGGGTTGAGCCTCTGGTCAATCGCCAGCACCAGCGTGCCGTTGAAGGCCGCCATCGGCGTGCCGGGCGTCGAGCCAGCAGGCCCTGCGACGCCAACCTGAATAGCGCCGCGCGGGTCGCCGGTCGATGCCCCACCCGGTGGCGCAATGCCTACCGGCGGATTGGTCAGATCGGCCGGAATGATGATGTAGTTGGTGCCTGCCACCGCCGCCGTGCCGCCGAGCGCGACGGCGACGATGCTGCTGGAGTCCATGACCGACATCGGCAGGCCGATGATGTCGCTCGTGTTCACGGTGTAGTTGTGGGCGTCCGACGTTCTCGGAGTGACCGAGATGATCATGTCGTAGGTTTTCTTGCTGTAGGTCGTCGTCGCGCCAACCGGCCCCACGATTGTCTCGGTCTGGATCGAACCGAAAGCGCCGATGCCGACGACATCGAAGAGGGTCGCCACGCCTGACGCTGAGCCGAGGATGCCGATGCCGCGCGTGTTGCCAGCCTCGGGGATCAGGATGCGCGCGGAACCGGCCGACGCCATCGAGGAGATCGAACTGGGCGGGCCAGACGCGCCATAGAGGTTCGGGTTGTAGCGGTTGGTGAGCGCGATCTGGCCGGTGACGGCGGCGGCTGGCGCCGGGCTCACCGTGATCGTGCCGACGCCGATCGCCGTGATCTGCGCCATGCGCGCCGCGCCAGCGGCGCCGCCGTTCAAGAGGCAGACCCACTGCCCGACCTGATAACGCCATGTGTTCGCGGCCACACTCGGGGCTGCGAGGGTCAGGACGCCAGTCGTGGCGAAGGTTGCGGTGTCGATGCCGCTGTCGATCGCGACGCCCGTCGTCGGGACGCCGCCCACAGTCACCGGGACGCCGGGGGAACGGCCAGCCGCATAGGTCGCGAGCAGCGGCAGCGGCACGCCCGCCACCGCCGGTCCAGCAACACTCAGAGCGCCAGCGCTCGCGGCGAGGATGGCGTTGACCGTCCTGATCGGGGAGGCGGCATAGATCGCCGAAATCGAGCCAGGGCCAGTCCGGTCTTTGCTCGCCGGGCCGCCAGAGCAAGGGATCGCCGATCCGGCCCAGAAGATCGATGGACCGATCTCGTCGGAATATTCACGCGGGCCGCCAGCGTTCACGCCGCCATATTGCGCCGTAGGAACAGCCGTGTTCTGCCCCCCGGCCAAACCACCGAGGGCGATAACCGGGCCAGTAAAGGTTTCCTTGGCCATCGTATTCCTCAGTTACTGGGTCGGGAACGAGCCCCAGATAGCACGCCAATCGTAGTATCCGAAACTATAGCGCTCGTAACCCTTCACAAGGAGGTTGTCGGTTGTGAAGTCTACTTGCATTGACATTTCGAACGCGACGCGCTGCAAGTACAACAGGCCTTCCTGATCGGTCAAGACGAACCAATACGTCGGTGACGACAGGTAGTCGTGGACGAGATAGCCGTCCGGGATACCGCCGCTCGTCTCCAGGATCGCGTTCACGTCGTTGTCCGACGTTCCTGGTCTTAGGACGGTCTTCAGGAGGCGGATCGCGATCGGCTCCAGCGCGATCGGGACGATCAGGCGCTTGGCCCGCGCCTGCATGCGCAAGCCCGCGTTGTCGCGGAAGAGGCCTCTGATCGACCCCTGCGCGTTGAGGAGCGAGGCCTCGTTCAGATCCATGTCCACGGTGAACCGGTTCGGGACGACGCCGCCGTCGATCGGATGGTTGAGGGAGGCCAGCGGCTGCTGGTCGCCAAGTACAGACGGGTCGTAGGTCGTAGCAGTGTTGAGTGGAGTGGCCCCGTAGATCTCCTTGGTCTGGTTGAATGACTTCTGTAGACCAAGATTAGACGGACGCCATTGCCTCTTATATAAATTATCGTCTACCATTCTTCTGGTGAACGCATATCCTAAACCAATCTCCTTATGGTATTGATTGTAGATATACCTTTCACCAGCTTGATTATCAAATATAGTTGGTGCGCCTTCGTTCTTTAGACCTGCCAGTCCAAGAAATCTCATGGAGGCGGTGCGCTCCACCGCCATGTACGACTTATCGACCTGATAGATCTTGGGATAGATCCGGTCGAGATCCTTGTATTCGCCCGCGACTTTACGCAGACCGGGAAACAGGAGGTCATACGCCTGGGCGACGGAGACGGCCATTGAACTTCTCCATAATCACGACGGGCAGGACAAGGCCGTCGCCGTTCTCATCAGATCCCGGTTAACGTCTTGAAGTCCTGGTTGTTGAAGGCGACGAAGACCCACCCGTAGGGGGTGGTGAAATCGGTTCCGTTCACGCCCGGCGGGTCGCGAATGAAGTCCATGATGCGGAAGGGCAGGGTCGCGGTCACCGCAGGCACGGTCTGGGTCACGTCGAGGGCGACGTTGCCGATGCCGCTCATCTGGTTGGGGGCGGGATTGGTGCCGGGCGCGGCGGTCGCCGCCAGCCCGAAGGTGAAGGTGGCGTTCATGCCGATCATGCCGAGGGTAAGCTGACCGTTCGCCTGGACCCGGAACACCGTGGCCGGGTCATCGATCACCTTGGCGGTGACATCGAAACCCTGGCCGCCGGTCACGGCGTCGCCGGAAACCCCCGGCCACCACGGGCTCCAAATGATCTTCTTGGCCGCTTTGGAGACGTATTCGCAGCCCGCGAAGATGCCGCTGACTTGGCCCGCCGGGGCCGCCTGGGCGACGTAGCCGGTCGATAGCTGGATGACCGGATCGCCGAAGTAGATGGG